AAATTTTCCCACGATTCGGATGTTACCCCACCGAGCCCTAGCGGCCGAAATCCGTGAGCAAATGGTCTCACTTTCCTCGTTGATCGAGGCCACCAACACTGTCACTTACAAATCCGGTAGAACCGAACCCCTAAGCGAGGCAACTTGTTTCTGTTGTCCCGGAGTGGGTTATGGCGTCATCGCTTGTGGTCCTGCACCACACGACTCGGACGACTATGATTACCATGAAGAACGCATTGTGTGTGCTGCTCATTACAATTTTGAGCGCATATCATGTGAAGCTTCTGGTTTCAAAAGGTCGCGTTGTCGTGTTCGCAGACGCGAACGATTGACCCGTGATGAAGTAGGTTTAATTGACATTGCTAGTGAGCCTATGACGAGAGAGAGTTTGATCAGGAGTTCTGGCGAATTCGGACCATTGTTGCAACTTTTCTCAGCCTTCACAGAGGCAAAATCTCAGTTCCTATTGGAACGTTCTGCTCTAGACGAGATGTTTTCTTTACACACATTACTTAACAAACTAGGCGTGGTTGCTGTGAATGAGCCGAAGTTGTCGTTTGATATAGCGCCTCGCGCTGAATCGACCTCTTCAAAATCGGTAGTTTGTGATATAGCGCCTAGCGCTGAATTGCTACCAACTTCAGATGAGCCTGTTGCTCGTATGAAGAAAAATCGTCGAGCTAGAGGAGGCAAGCGTACCAGAGCTAAACAGCCTGGTTATTGTTACCTCAAATTCGTCAGACATTCCGACAGAGATGCTGTTATGGCTTTCTTAGGGAAGTATCCCACTATTGGTTCTGTCGATGATATCTTTCGTGATTTCGACACAGTTCCACGTGGTCCCAAAGCTATTGTTTTCGTCCCAGGAGGAGCTCATGTTGTTCATCGTTCAAATTGGAACATTCGCCGTCAGTGGAGTATTCTGACAAGACTTGATAGAGCACGCCAAATTGGCGCTGAAATCTTTCCAGATCATTGTCCACTCACGCGTGATGAATTCAATTATCGCTTTCGTGACGGTCCTTCCTATGAAGAACTTTCCGTCGGTGATTATGCTGATGATCACATTCGTACAGCTAGAGCTTATATTGATTTGGTTGTTGAACGTGGCTTGCCGCGTTTGCTACCAGAGCCTGAGATTGAATTCTCATTTCCCGAAATGCATCCAGACATTACTGTCGGTGGCACTGGCGATTGCTGGCGCAAGTTTCTTTCCGTTTCCAAACACATCCCCATCGAGAGAGACGATGTTACCGTAGGTGAACTGATTCCCATTCTTGAGGCCTTCATCGACCAAAAGAATGCGGATATCCAAGACCCCAAGAAGAAATTCAAGAGGGGTATTAATCAGATGTTGAGAGACGTCTGTTACAAATTGGAGTTCCAAGAAGATGGAGATCTGCATGTAGTCAAATGTATTCAACCGACACCCAAGCAAACGAAAGATTACGTTGCTCAGGGTTGGATGACTACTACGATGGTATTGCATTTCTTTAAGACGGGTGAGTACGAGGGTCAAGCCATCACTACCAAATTTGTTGGCAAGGCCGCAGTTGCTCCGGTAGACGAAGCTATAAGAAAGATAGTCTCACCGGAGATAAAAGGAGCTGCAGAGCGTTTACTACAACCCATGCTTGCGCAGGGCGTTGAGTTGACTGCTGCTATGTGTCCTTGGAGGATCCCTGTAGCTAATCAGCATATGGCTGAAAGCTTGTGTATACCATTTTCGAATATGTCTTCTGAAACGCATCCTCATCCGATTCATGCTCACATTAGGCGGTGGTCATATTTGCAAGTTGCTAAGTTGATTGTGGCAGATTGCACCTGTATTGGGATGAAACCCGCTAACTTCCGTATGTTGCAAGAGGCTGTAGCACGTGAAAGAGGTGACGCCGTGACCTTGACTTTGGTTAACGCCATAGTTGATATTAAGGACATTGGTCGTTACGCTAACACTGACACTCTCACAGAGGAGGTGTGGCATTTACCCAAAATCCAGACACCATTCTTGTATTGTGATGAGTCAGGCCATTATTTATCACCAGCTTGGATGCTGAAGATACGCGAGGAGAATCCTGATTTACGTGGCATCATAACTACTAATATATTCCCGTTGGTCAGCTTGGAGTTTTCTATATCTCCGAATCCCAACTTGTACGATTACAGAATAGAGAGAACAAAGGGGAAGAAACCAATTTTAATTTATATTCCGGAGGGCCATGTAGGGGGAAAGTATGAACAACCTTATGATCCCACCATGACGCTGTTGAGAGAAGTCACAGACGAGAGGGGTAATGTCATTTGGAGAGGAGGAGTTATGGACTGCAAGTTGAACACCCGTGTTCAGATGTGGGTCGCTTATCACATAGAGGCTCCGCGATATGTCACAATTGCGGAGTATGATTACGTCCAATTACCAAGACTTTTCAGAGCTCAACCCGAGACCATCATCGTGAGAGCTGATCAGCTCGACAAGATGATTGAATATGCTATGGTTTTGCAGAGCACTGAGCCCAAGAATCAGTGGGGCAAATTGAGGCTGTTTGTGAAAGATGAGAAAATGTACTTTCCTCTCTCTACTAAGAGATGGATAGTCAATATCGTCATGCACATGGCTAAGGCTCACGCTGAATGCAACCTTCAATCCAAGTTGTACAATTCCTTGGCAGAGGAGCTCTACTACAAGACTGTGGGTCATATAGTTCGGAAAGTCCATCAAGTTACTTTGGTCAGATATCATAAGAGAAATGCACGCATCATGGACACGGCTGATCCTGTTACCAATTTGCCGACGATCTCAGTTTCTGTTAAATCCATGTCAGACACAGGTGGTTACGGACTCTCTTGGAAGTTTGATGAGTTACCCAAACCCAAGTTCTGGCAGAAATTCAAGAACTGGATAAGTGTCATGGGCTATAGAACGAAGTGGAGTGATCTTGATTTAGAGTACTCAACAGACGACGAGGGTTTTGTTAAGTTTCCTTTCATCCCTAATGGCCGTTACTATCAGAATGCCATTGGTTTGAATGTCATCCAAGCAATGCAAGCTCACGACTTTTTGACTCATATTGAGCGGAAGGAGCACAAACAACCCACATTCATTGAGAAGAACGTGAGTGATTTGACTGCTTTGCGCACTGGGTTTGTAGAGGTCAGAGAGTTGCCAGGGGAAGATATCCCCTTGCCGGCTCCAGAGATCGCACCGTCGTATCATACGGCTGATCCCTTCAGAGATCCTTCTGAAACTCTATCTATTGCTGAGTCGTCCTATACAAGTTCATCCAGTGGTAGTTCCAGCGGTAGTTCTTCTTCGAGCTCTGGTTCATCCACTGTTACAGACACAACTATTACAGCTTCTTCAACTACGGACCAAATTTCAGACATGGTGGTGAACGGAGCTGGGGAGATATGGTCAGACAGAAATCATTGTGGAGAATGTCCATCCTTGTTCACTTACGCGAGGCAGGGGGGTCTTCCAGTAATGCGTCTCTACTTGGAGTACTGTGAGGCTTGGCATGCTGCTCAGCAGATAGCCGATCCTTATGCTAGGTACAATATGGAGACTTTAATGAGACAAATGACATCCAGCAGGGTTCGCCCTTCAGGTTTGTCTAGTGTTCCGGAGGAGGTTGAAGAGAACGAAAACGTTGAAGAGAGGAAGTTGGATTCGCCTGAGATCACTGAGTTGAGAGATGCAGCTTATCAAGAGGTGTCACGAAGAGTACATACGACTTACTTGAGGCTTCAGCCGGAGAGAGACCCTGACGTCAATGAAGACGCTCAAGGTAATCCAGTTGAAACAGATCAAACCGAGAGGAATGCGCAGGAGGATGCTGAACATGCTCAAGCTGTTGAGGAATGGGAAAAGTATCTAACTCAAGGGAAAATAGAGATGGGTTCTTTCCTGAAGTTGGGCTCTTTCCTACTTTGGGATTCCTTATTCCCAATGACTAGGGATAAACGTTTAGCTAAAATTCCTTTCAATAACGTCGCCATTTATCCGAGGATCCGATACCCTGAGCAAGATTGCCTGTTGGCAGCGATGTCTAAAGCCTTGTGTCGGTCCAGAGCCGAGATATTGTTCAAAGCTACTAGAGCCTATCCAAGGGAGGCTTTATTCATATCTCAAGAGTATTCACCGTTGAAATGTCTACACTCAATAGCTTTGTCTTATGGCATTATGATTGAGTTGATTGACGGAGAAGGCAACTTACACTCGAGGTACGGCGTTCGTGATGCTCGGATGTTTGTTCAATTGATCTACGACAATGATCATCTAAGCCTAGGAAAGGTGAAAAGTACCTTGCTCATCAAGATGCCGAGGGATTTCAAATATGGGTTACCACAGCATCTTAAGTTGCACAAAGAATTTCTCAAGTGGCCAAATTACCACCCCGAAATCTTTGTCCCGGAGAAGACCACAGCCGAGATTTTCATTAAAGATATGATGGCTCTAGGAGTTGGTCTGATTGGGCAGAATCCATTGAACACAGAAAGACTCAAAGGTTGGTTGGCTTCAGTAGACATGTATACGAGTAAGGTGCAGAAAACAATGGCAGTTGTCGTCGGTTCGCCCGGCTGCAGAAAGTCATCGAAAATTCAGAAGATCTTCAAACTTCCGTGGACGAGACATTTGGGTCAGTGGATGATGATAGCGCCCACAGCGAATATAGCCCAAGATTGGCGGGATGCCGTAGACGCGACGAAGAAAGACTCTAGGGGCAGAGCATTGCCCGGCCCTATGGTTATGACTTTCGAGAAGGCTATGACTGAGTACCAGGCTGCAGATACTGTAGTTTTTGACGAGGACAAGTATCCAAAAGGTTTTATAGCCTTATTCAATATTCTCAATCAAGAGGTTAGACACAATATTTTCTGTTTTGATCCGATGCAGGCTAGTTGGCATAATCCTAATGCTGACACTTTGCTGAATGATCCCAATATTCTTGGAGAAGGAGATACTTACATGAGGTTCTGTCATGAATACTTGTGGGGAACTTGGAGATTTGGCGGTTTCTTAGCCAATTTCTTCCGATTGCCCACCTTCTCAAAGAAAGAGGGGCATATAGCTTTCTTGGACCACTTACCAGCGAATCCTCATGATGTACATGCTTGTTTTCCTTGGCTATCAGCTGAAGCATGCGTTTTGATGTTCGAGTCAAAACAGATCTACCATTCATCACATATCAAAGCCGTTGTTGGTGAGGCGTTGATGACTGCTGAGCACACTACTTTGAGTGGATCCATTGGCCGGACAGTTGACTTAGCTATTGTTCCTGTTGATGATGGAATGTTACAGGGTTCTGATCCAGCCTTGAGTTATACAGCAATGACGCGTTCTCCTTACTTAATAATGGTCAAGCAGTGGAGAAATGTGGGGAGAAATGAGTATCTAGAACACCATCATCCAGTTCTGGGCAAATTGGCCCATTACAGGCAGAAGTACCAAATGGGACAAAAGGTCGTTGCGGAGCGAGATTACACTGTCGACATGTTCAAAGTGGGCAAACAATTACCTGAGGGCTTGCCCATCAAGCTCGCGGGTCCAGTTGAGAAGATGCGGAATCTTGAATGGATGAAACAATTTAATCCAGACATTGAGACCATGGAGATCGTTGATCCCGATTTGGAAATAGCTGGAGCGAGATTACGTTATGACAATCCGATTTATGATGACAATCCTACTTTCAAAGCTTACATCGATGAGACACCTCTTATCAAGGAGCCAAAGATTGAGCTGGAGGAGTACATTATTCCGGACCGTGACCCGCAAACACATATTCCAGTTGCTTCTAGAGAGGCGTTCATCGAAGGAAGGAGCGATTATCCTGAGAGGTTTGATAGAGAGTTAACGTGGGGAGGTGAATATTCAACCCAGTTCCCAGACACACCTCAATTGAGGAAGGATCACATCGAACAGATGTCCAAAGTAGCTGCCTCTTTAAAGCTCACGCGTCGAGACAAGTGGGCTAAGATGAGCAAATGGATGGCAAACCCCGGAGAGAAGGACAATCCTTTATTCTACTCTACGGAGCTTTCAAATTTCGGTGCTAATCAACTATCCCAAGACAAAGTGTCTTTCAAGCGAGCTGTAGAACAAAGGATCAAGTACGTACAAGAGCATGACAATGTGGTGATGTTAGATAATCAACGACCTTTCGGAGAGGCTTGCTGGAATGCGTTTGCGAAATACTTAGGTCTACAAGAAACAATTCAATTTGACCAAGCTTTATTCGAAGATTGCATTCTAGAATTTCAAGAAAGGCGGGCTGAAAGACCTGAAGCCCTTCAAAAATCCTCTTTGAATCGCGCCGAACCCGATGCCGGACAAATCCTTACTGCAAAGACGCAGTGGAAGTTGAAAGAGAGAGATCATGCAAAAGCTAAACCTCTGCAACCAGTTATGATTCATCCAGATGAGTACCTATTCAAACAGGGCCCTAGGGGAATGTACATGTTGAAGCAGATGTTGAAGTATTTCCCGAATTATTGGTTCTTTTATGCCGGGAAGACTCCTGATGATTTCTCTGATTGGGTCGCCGAACACTTCGTTGATGGAGACATGTATCACATGGGGGACCAGACTGGGCAAGATGGAAATGCTCAAGGCTGGGCAGTCATTGTATTGGAGGAATTGATGAAATACTTCGATGTTCCGGAAGAGTGGTTGACAGATATGAAGGATGCCAAAATGAGGTTGACACTAAACCAGAAAATCTTACAGATAATGACTGATTCTGGAGAAGTTTGGACCTTTATGGTCAATACAGTTTCTCAAGCCGCTAGGGAGTGCTTAATGTATGGTTTACAACCTGGAGATCCAATGGCTTCGGGAGGCGATGATACCTTACGAAGATCAGGGAAATCCGTCACCCATCTTTATCACACACTGGAGTGGTTAGATCCCTGTGAGGACAAGAGAGAAGACAACCGTACCGGTAGTTTTTGCTCTTTCATCACTAGGGATGGGATGCTGGCTAAAGATCCAATCATTCTGCTAACGCGTTTTCTCGGAAAATTATCAAGAGGAGAAGGGGCTGACGCTGCACAAGGCTACTTTGCCTTGTGGTCGATGAATTTCAAACTGAGAGACAGACTTTATGAACTATTCGATGAGGACGAAATGGATGCTCATCAAATTATGACTCGTATCATGTTCAACCTCAAAGACGAGGGGATCAAAATCAATGCTGACTGGAAATCACTTTCAGTTAGCGGGGACATAGACCAACACTCTTACGCTGAGCGTGTTACTTGGTTAGAAGAAATACCTGAGACTGTTGTCGAAGTAGTTCAAGCAATTCCGCAGCAAGTAGCGGATGTTTGGGCCAATTTCGAATTATAGACCAATTCAGGGCGTTCCTACAATGGCTGATCAGATTCAAGTTACTCACGCAGGCACCGCAGCGGCACCTATCGATCCTAATATTTCATCATCTCATCCATTCAATCATGAAATTTCGTTGAATTTTAGTGGCAATACGTCTTTTGATGAAGACTTATGGAAACTACTGGGGAAACACCTAACTGGAGTAGGTCGCGTTGATCTAGTATCAATGGCGTTGTCTTTCAAAGCTACGGCCAGTGGCCAATCGCTTTATTTCGGTGTGACCGCTACAGGTAGCACAGCTACTGCTGAGTCAGTTGCTCACCGACAAGGAGGCATTTCCTATACTTCGAACAGCATGAACTATGGTGTCAAGCACTATGATGAAATTATCCCAGAATCGTTACTTTCCAGACAATTGCACCCAGTATCTTCTTTCTTACCTATGATCAGAATTGTGGCTTCGTTCGATAAGGCTATGAACATTCAGGTTATTCTCAAAATCAAGGTTCATGATTACCGTATTATTATGGTTGATTGTCGCCCAGTAAGGTCGGGAAACTGATTCAATGTGATATAGCGCCTAGCGCTGAATTTGAATCGCATTTTCCTACACCTGAGGCTTCTATTCATACTACTTCTCCGATCATTACTATTCCAGAATTGTTTCCAGAATCGCAGAACATTGAAGATACGAATATTGTACCACCAGTTGACTTGCAACCGTTTGATATTTTGTTACCAAGTGCCCAAAATGGGTACATGTATAAGAAGTCGAGAGACTCAAATATGTGCGTTGATTTGATGGATGGCGAAATCACAGTCTATTCTAACAAGAAGAAAGATTGGTTTGCCATTCCAGGTTTTCGTGCATTGTATTATCGAACTACTGGTCTAGAACCTGACCAGGAGTACGCATATTTTCACGTTCCGAAAGCAGATCGTTCAAATATTCCCAGAAATTCAGAAGTTCCTGAGTTCTGGTTGTAAATTTTAAATTTTCTATCCTATATGATCACCGATTGGTGTGATAGGTTTTATACAGTCCAAGGACTGTTTTCTTTTAAAGTGTTTTATAAACTTGCCGATAATTTGGTTTAATAGTCCAAATGAGGAGTTTTAACTCGCAGCAAAAATGTGGGCAGGTTTGCGTTTGAGGTGATACATTATTAAGACAGCTTGCTGACTTAGTTTTGTCTATCTTCACTGTAAGCTTCGCTTCTAATTTGCTTAGGTCGTTGACAT